GAGAAAACTAGTTTCGGCAGAGGAGGCCACCACTATGGTAGCGCCACTTTGGGCTTACAATCCTTAACAGGACGGTCCTTAGTGCCTTTACTCTGATAGTGCGAATTACTGTCACAAGTGGAGCTTTGGCTATTGCTGAAGACCCCTCAACCTCGGCGAAGTCTCCTTCAAGGGACACCAGGAGCTATCCTGGGACCCCCTTAATGGAAGAATAAGCGTTGGAAGAGGCCTTCACAGTACTTTTTACTTTCTTTCGGGGACGACCTCGGGTAGGAACAACATGCGTATTTTGCATGATGTGCACGAATTGCTCCAATTCAATGTGCGTCACAGCCAAACTCCGCATAGCTGCGATCCCCCGTGTCATCGCCGTCAGATAGTTAAGTATTGTTGCTTTAGTCATTGCTACGGTCTTGCTTCGCCTTACCGAGAAAGCCGCAAAGGGATCCAAGAAGAGACGAACATCCAAGTGCAGCCAGTGCGCAATGGTGTCGCTCTCTCGGACCCGATGGGCCTTATCGAACTCCAGTTGCAGCTGTGCTATATTCTCACGCACGGCCGCGAATGGAGGTAAGGCGAACAGTATTGATTGAGCATCCAATCCTTCAGGGACCAGGTCGAGAAACCTAGGCAATTCCAACTGGAATCTACCTAGGGTCCCGAGCTGGTTCTTGATTGCTGCTTCCAGGACTCTTGCTTTGCACTCATTCAGATAGATGCCAATGAACTTGGCACTCTTTCTAAAATGAGAGCATCCCAAGATGCCTCCTAGGATAATCGAACCGAGTGTATCGCATTTGATCATCCGCAGAAGCCGGCTATCCTCTCTCGAGGGTAGCAGGAAGAACTTCCAGGCTTTTTCGGATAGACGGAAGCGGTATGCTCCGACTCCTATGGCCAGGAAGATATCAGCAAACAAGCTCCGGGTACCCAGTGAAGTGTTTCTTGGCAACCACCGGTTCTCGACTTCCCTGAGCCAAGTCGCCACCTCATAATAAGAGACAAATGCAATTGCTTTAGTCTCCTTTTTGAAACGGCAGGCCTGGATTAGGGACCCGAGAGGGGCGGGGGTTACTTCAACACCAAAGAGCATCCACCTCTTTGCGAATTCGCATGAATATTTGCTTACATGCGTCTTCATCTCGGAGATGGATACTCCTAACTCCTTCATAATGGCCCGATACTCTCGAGCGACCGAATCGTTAGCGATTACGATATCGTCGCCCAAGAGAACATAGTTACTAAAAGAGATAGGCAGATGCGCTCTCTTAGCAGCTAATCGGACCACTACATGGTGAGCTATTGCAAATGTAGACCAGGAAGAATAAGCTCCCATAGGTTGGCCGCAAGCGTAGCGTACGCTTGAACGGTCGCCCCAGGTAGTCTTATAATCCCTATCTACCAGCAAAGTTCTCCATGCGGCCGCATACTCCTTCGAAGTCATCGCTGCTAAGACCGCTTCTTGCACGCTGCAAGGAAAACGATCAGTAGCAGAAGATAAATCGAGTGAGTGATACGGCCCTGAAGGAGGTAGTTTGGCCTTGAATCCAACTTGGTTATGAGTACAATCAGGCCTAAGGCTCTTCAGAAACGTAAATTGCACGTCATGAAGAGGCTTGAGGACTGACTGAGTCCAATAATCAAGGATGGCAATAACACGACACTTGGACTCCTTGTCCTTGATTAAAGAAAGCTTTCCAAGAAGGCCCTTGGGACGGAGCATTACTTCCTTCCCGCGGACCTTAATGGTAAACTTCTCTAGCCAAGTAAGGAGCCTTAGTGATCGGATAAGCTCGATCAACGAGATTACCTTCTCTCCACCGCACACACGCAGGGCGCTAATCTGCGCGGGTGTTAGGAGATGGGCATCCTCGATCGATCCTATCATTGCTTGGGCATTGGGTCCAGATTTTGTTGAGACGTGACACGAATCCCAGACTGGGATCGTGAGAGTCCAGCCTAACTCTTTTACAGTGCTCGTGAAGTCGCTGAGCAGCTGCTCAGTTATCTTGACTTCGCAAGGACCGGTAATAGGAGTCAGGTCTGGATTCTTCCAGCCCGGTATCAGCCGACTCAGACACAATAGCGTCAAGAGAAGCCGAACCGAGTTTTTATCACGGCTCACACCTAACTCGATAATGGGTATTCCCGTCGGGAGTCCCCTACCATCGAGCTGGATGCCAAAACCAGGTGTGCTCTCAAGGGGGGTTCCACAAAGGTAACGTGTATAAGATAAACGGACGGCCTTAAGCCAACCAATTGTCTCTACACCTCCCCGAGTGGCCTCCCTCTTAAGAATCACATCTATCCAATCTTGGATTTCAGCTTTGGAAACGCTAACATGAAGGTAGACCTTGTTAAGGAGCGCAATTGCTCTCCCAGCGAGGAGTAACTTCTGTTTTAGCATTTCATCGTTGTATTTATATACCAAGCAAATTGAAGACCATCATTGGGTTGATGATCCTCGACCCCGCTTTCGAAAGGGCCAGGTACGATCCCCGCCACATCCTTACGGAAGTGGTAGGCTAGTTCCTCCGAGC